GCGATAATCTTTGTATATCAGTCAGCCTACGGCCACCGTGGAAATGAATGCTGATAATTTCCGGAATGATGGTGCGTTAGTAAATGTACTGTCCGGCATGGGTCTAACGACCAAGGACAAAACAGTTGCTACTTCCGTAGGCGCTAAACCCATACTCAGCGAGGGCGAACTCGAGGCCCTATATGTCCACGGCATCCCAAGGCGCTACGTCGACGCCATCTCCGACGAGATCCTGCGCCACCGGACCACGATCAAGCTTGGTGGTGACGAGCAAAAGAACGCCAACGACCTGATCGCCGACTTCGAGGAGTACCTCAAGGCCACACAGTTCCACCACGCCTTCGCCGAGGTCGTCAAGCTTCAGCGCCTCTACGGCGGCGCCGGCCTGGTGCTCCTCATCGATGACGGCCTCCCTCCGGAGGAGCCAGTCGACCTGGCGCGCATCCGCGCTGTTCGGGGCTACGTCCCCCTCTCCCGCTGGGAGCTGATTCCGGAAGACTTCTCGATCACCGACTACACCAAGCCTTCGCACTACCGGATCACCACGGCGCAGCGGCTCACGCCCGAGCAACAAGGGCAATATGTCAATGTGCGCATACACTCATCCCGCGTAGCGCGCTTCGACGGGCTTTACCTCCCCTGGAACGTCCGAGTGCGGAACACCGGGTGGGGCCTGCCTGTGCTCCAGCTCGTCTGGGAGGCGTACAAGCGCTACGAGACCGCGATGTCGGGCCTGGAGTCGATGACCACCGACTCGGACCTGTTCGTCCACAAGATCCCCGGTCTTTTCAACCGCATTGCTTCTGGGAACGAGAGCGATCTGCGCAAGCGCCTCGAGGCCAACAATCTCAGCCGCTCGGTCTATGGCGGGATGGTGGTGGACACCGAAGAGGAACTGAGCTTCCTCAACCGTGCACTCAGCAACATCGCCTCGGCGACCGATCCCTTCGTGAAGGATCTGCAAGCAGCGACCGGTTGGCCCGCCTCGATCCTCATGGGCGACTCCCCCGGGGGCCTGGGCAAGGAAGGCCGCTTCGAGGAGCGCGTCTGGGCAACTCTCGTCGAGCAGTGGCAGGAGCTCTACTGCCGCACGGCGGTGACCGAAGTCTTCACCTACATCCTTGCCTCGCGCGAAGGACCAACCCGAGGGCGGCCCCCTCAGAAGTGGAGCGTCGAATTCCCGAGCGTTTTCACAGAGACGGACAGTGAGAAGGCGGCCTTACGTCTCCAAATCGCTCAGGTCGACGCCCAGTACATCAACCTCGGTGTCCTCAACGCCCTCGAGGTGCGCGAAGCCCGCTTCGGAGGCACGGAATACAGCATCGAAACAACCCTCAGCGAGGCCGTCACCGCACAGCTCGTCGCGCAGACCGATGCCTCGTTTCAGAGCCAGATGATGGGCTATCAGGCCCAAGCGGAAGCACTGAACAACCCGCCTGCACCTGTGGAAGGTGAACAGCCGCAGGAGGAGACTGCGGAGTCACCCCAACCAGAGCAGGAAGCAAAAACAGATTCAGCAGAACAGATTTATGTACACGGATACCGCATTAAAGAAACGCATCGCAAAAACGATGTATGTATAGGGTGTTTAGTAGCACCTGATGGACAACGAATTGATACAGGAGTAAACGCTCCCTTATTCGTAGTAGGCCCACAACGCGCTCATGGGCGCAAGCTCTACCGAGCTCGATTCGATATGGAGGGGCAGCTGTTTGACGGTCCCTATGCCATTGGTTTCCGCACACTGCAAAGCGCCAAGCGGGCAGTCGCCTCGTTCTACCCGCGGCAGACTGTGGCAGGGCTCTCCCCTGTATCCGAGGGCGAAGCAGAAGCCCTCCGCGCCGGCTGGGAGCAGTACTGATGGGAAACCAGACTCCAGAGACTATCCGCGCTGCGGCTTATCTTGCTACACGCGAACGCCTCGACGCTCGCAAGACGACGCGTAACGTCCAGTGCAACCCGCCCAACATTCGGTGCGGCAACCGTTGCATTCCTCCTACCTGGGATTGCCGCCTCAAGGGTCAGGGAACCGATCCACACCTGCGCGCAGTCAAGACTGACCCGCTGGGTGGCCTGGCCAATATCCAACGCGGCTTTGGTCGCATCAGCAAGGGAATTATCAAAGGCAACTTCTCCGAGGTCGAAGGCGGCAAGGCTGCGATCATCCGCGGCACCGTCAAGATCGCCCCAGGCAACATCCAGCAGAAAAACGAGCTCAAGAAGAAGCTCGAGGACCGCACCGCAGCTATCGGCATCGGCCTAGCCGCGGTGACCGGCGGCCTGGGCATCCATGCCCTGCTGATGAAGAACAACACGTTCGGCTATCGGAACGGGCTGGGCAACGACATCAACAGCGCTACCCGAGCCGGCGTCAGTCGTGTTCTTGACGCACTGCCCCTTCTCGGCGCGCAGCGTGCTCGCACCCGCGCCGCTGTCGCCGGCGCCGTAGGAGAAGCAGCGACCCGCGCTGTCGCCGAGCAAGCCGCAGGCCCCGCAACGCTCCGCGCCACCCTCGGCACTGGCGGCGAGTCCGTCCTGGCCTCAACCCCCATTGCCAGCCAGAACGTCGCCGCCGCAGGCAAGCTCACCACCGACCTCAACCGCGTCGACCGCGAGTTCGCCGCCGGTTCCGGCAATTTCTACGCCTGGAACCAACGTCACCGCGAAGCATTTTGGAACTCCAGCGCGCAAGAAGCCGGTGTCGGAGGCAGCCGCGACGCACGTTTCAGCATCTTCGCCCGCCCTGCCGCTGAAGAGCACCTCAGCCGTCAGTTCAACCTGACCGGAGACGAGCGCTTAACCACCCGTTCGATCAAAGATGCGCTCACCGCCCGCATCGAAACCGAGCGTGGTGACCTGATCGCCCTAGCCAAGCAGCAGGGCTACCGCGTCTCTCGCGTTGGTGGCCGAGAAGCCATTAACGAATCCGACCTCGGCCCCTTCATGCGCGGCGTTGTCCGCACGGCAGGCGGCTCGACCGGCTTCACTCCTGCTATCCGCCGCGAAGTCGAATCCCACCTCGAGGGCGTTCTGACCAAGAGCCCCGCCACCTACACCAACACCCTGTACAGCCGCACAGTTCAGGGCTTCAACGACTTTTACCGCGAGGTCGGTGATATCGCGCGCAACACCGCCGGCGCCAGTTCCCTCGATCCCGCACTCCGCCAGCGCGGCTATGGAGAGATCCTCGGAGCTGCCGACCAAACCCGCGCGCGCTACCTCGCCGGTCGGATGCGCATGGCGCGCCCCATTGCCGGACAGGCCCATGCCGAGCTTGTGGGTAACGCTTACTTCGCCACGCGGGTTGCCGGCCGCACCAACAGCACCTACTCCGTGACCGACCGCCTGGCGGTGAGTGCCGCTTCCGAACTTGCGGGTCGCGACGTTACGTCTCCTACTGAGGCGTTCCGCCTACTGACCAGCGAGTACGGCTTTACAGGCGCCACCCGCGTACGCGCGTCTCGAGCAACAGCGCCGCGCCCGGCGCCTACACCGACGGGCCAGACACGTTCCGCCCGTCGCCGCCTGCGTTCCCGCGCCGAGATCATTGCGATGCTCACCCGGGGCTCTAATCCCATGAGCCCAGAGGCCGCCGCTGCCGAAGCCGACCGGATCATCGCCAGCCGCGGCGACGCAGGCGACTTCTCCCCCGAGCTCGTCCGCACTGCCACCTATCTCGCCGCCCGCGCCGACTTTCAGGAGGGCAAGCGCCTGGGAAAGCCCTGTGGCGCCTCGCATATCCCGAAGGCGCATGAATGCCGGAAAGGCCAAGGCGCTCCGACCAAGGCATCTACCCCCGAGAGCGGCAAGAAGATACGCAACCGCGCAGCTATTGCGGCCGCTGTCGGTATAGGTACTGCACTGACAGCAGGAGGAGCGCTTGCTTACAAAAATAGAGAGATAGTAGTACCGGAAATTAGTAAGCGTGTGATCAAGAATCTATCTCGCTCCGAAGTAGACGAAGGCATCAACCGCATGCCTAAACAGTTTCAAAAATCTGTACGTGGATTAGTAGGAGACGCCAAGACAAGCGCCGCTTACATGGCTCTAAAGTCCAAAGGAGGCGAAGTTGTATCAGTTAACACTAAAGACAACTTTACAAACTGGAAGATGAAAGATGGGACTTTGCTCAGCACAGGCTCCGTAGGGGAGACTCTTCTGATCTATTCCACCAAGCCCCAGCGGAGCATCGGTGGCGCACAGACGTATTCGACTCAGTTCCGAGTAGATGGAGAATTTGATGCAAAGTCAGTGTCGGCATCCCGCAATGCACGAGGTGTAGCTTCAACTGTCAAAAAGATGTTCCAGGCACAGGTTGATCAGCTGCCTAACAACTCTATTATATATGCTATTCCGTACTCTAATGATGACAAAGGCAATAAGCGTCGCTCTATTTACGAAAAATATGGATTCCGCTCAGTACTATCGTCTGACGAGCGCTTATTTGCGATGAAGCGCGGGGGTAGTTTTACCCGGATGCAGGACTCTCATATAGAACAAATAGCCGATCTCATCCGAAATGACCGAGTAGACGCCGCAGGTAAGCCTTGTGGTGCCTCCCACATCCCCAAAAAGCACGCTTGTACCAAGGGACAAGGAGCAGCTGTAACTCCTTCCCCGAGCACGGACATCAAACGCAAGGCAGCCCTTGCCGCTGCCGTTGTTGGAGGTGCTTTAGCTATTGGTACAGCCGGCAGCGTTGCCTATAACCTCAAGACCCTCAGCGACCCGACCAAGTCACCCCTTGACCCGAGCCCCAATATCAAAGATCTCGTCAAGTCCATGAAGCAAGAAACTGGCACTAAAAGTGCCAGCGAGGCCATGGGGCACTACTACACCAAGAAGTCCGGGCTCAAACCCGGGGATGTGGTTTACTTCCGCCACGATAAAGACCCCGCAGCGCACTTTGGTATTTACCTAGGTGAGGGAAGAGACGGCATCGTCCGCGCCGTTATCGCCAACAACAACAAGTCCCGCTTCAGTTGGACAGACGTTGCCGAGATCGGCGCCACCAAGTCCGGCATCAAAACCTCCCAGGCTTTGATGCCCCCTCTGATTAAGGCACCCGCCCCCAAATTCAAGCAATCCGCCGGCTCGTTTTCCAATGACGAGGTCGTCCGCCGGGCTATCCGCATTGCCAACACCGACTACAAATTCTCGCTAACCAAGGACAACTGCGAAGCCCTTGCCAACGGCATCGCTTACGGCGTCCCCGAGTCCGAGCAACTCCAGCGCTTCCGTCGCGCCACCCGCGCAGTGGTGGATGTGGGTGTTTCCCGCGGACAACGACGCGAGGCCCGAGAAGCCATCTACCAGGGCCGCGCCCAAGGCCGTAGCTACACCGCCCG